TTTTACAATAGTATAAGATAATAAACGATTGTTACCATCAAAATTAGGAATCTTCAATCTATTCGGTTCTCCCTTACTATTAAAAGGATTTGAAAAATCGATGTTCTCGATTGCTTCAAATGCTTGTCCTCCACCGCTAATTTGTGCACCCACCTTAATCGTACCTAAATAACGTTCATCTTCCTTATCGCCTCTAACAGGTACATTTACACTAAAATCACATAACGCAACTGATGGTCTTGTACCTGGTAGTCTAATACCATATGTTTTTGCGATATGAAATAGAGATTGTCTTTGTTGGGCAAAATCCAACATAGTCTCTTGCCACACTCTATCAATATGATAATGTAGATTATCGGTAACTGCGGCATTTAAATCTAATAGTACAGAATAAATTGATGCGTCATTAGTATTCTTAACTAAGTCAGGATAGTATTCCTTTGTTAGGTTTACTAATTCTTGTCTCAAACCTGCAAAGTCTCTTGTTGCGTATGAAATCTTTTTTCCCATGTTATATATTAATAATTATAAAGTCAGAAGAACTAAATGGTTCATTATTAATCTCGTAATCAATTCTAACTTTTGCGGTATATGGTTTTGTGGCATTATTTGATACCCTGAACAATCTTGAATCTGAATCCTCACTTACACTTGATGGTTCTTCGGTGTCTTGGTCTGCGGGAGTTATTCTTATTGAATTTATATCGAGATTTGGAATAAACCTTTTAACTGTTGTTCTTATTTCATCCTCAATCGTTTGGAATGTCACCGCGTCATTTGGTTCAAATATGAACTCGTATAGTCTTGTTCCAAAGTCAGGTAAATAATATCGAGTACCTCTTCTTGTTAAAATAAGATGTAACAAATTTGCTCTGATTTCTCTATCAGGAGCTTCTGTCATATTAAGAAACAATCCTTTCCTACTCTCTCTAAATGGAAAATCTATACCATACGTTGCTGCCATACAAATAAATATAAACAAAGATGAAATACTAATAAATGAAAATCCCGACTTCGGTCGGGATTAACACCATATTTCGGTAATATATTTTAGGAACCACAACCTTCACATTCAAATGGTGAGTCTGTTGGTTTTGGTGTGTTTAGCATTTCAGTCATCTTAACCTCTTCAGATGTATCCTGAATAAAATTATTAGTAGTTGGTACTTCGACAGACTCAACCACCGGTTTTACTGTTGATGTATCGATTCCAAGTCCTTTTAGTGGGTCAACAGCCGCTCTTGTTCTTAGGTAGTACATACCAGTTTTTAAACCAAGTTTCCAACCATAAAGGTGTGCGGCTAATACTTTTTGTTTACTAGCATTATCGATAAATAAATTTAATGATTGTGATTGGTCAATATAGATTGAACGATTGGCAGCCATAGATAAAATCTTCTTCTGAGACATTTCCCAAACAGTCTTAAATACCTCTTTGATATCCGTTGGGATTTCAGGGATATTTTGAACTGAACCATTTTCCATGATTAGTTTATTTTTAATGTCGTCCGACCATATGTTTCTTTCAAGTAATGCTTTAACCAAGTGCTTGTTGACCACGATAAACTCACCACCAAGTGTTCTTCTTGAGAATATGTTTGAAGTAAATGGTTCAAACGATTCGTTATTACCTAAGATTTGTGCGGTAGACGCTGTTGGCATCGGTGCAACCAATAAGGAATTTCTAACACCGAATTTAACAACCTCTTTTCTCAGAGATTTCCAATCCCAACGACCACTTGTGTCTTTATCGGTTTTACACCACAATTGATATTGAAAAATACCTTCAGATAATGGTGAGCCCAGAAAACTTTCATATGCCCCATTTTCTTTTGCAATGTCTTTTGATGAAACAAGTGCTGCGAAGTAGATAGTTTCAAAAATTTCAGTTTGTAGTTTGTCGGCGCCCTCACTTTCAAATGGAATTGATAACATACAAAATACATCTGCTAATCCCTGTACACCTAAACCAACGGGTCGGTGTCTCATATTTGAAAGTTTTGTTTCTTCAGTTGGGTAGAAGTTTAAATCAATTACATTGTTTAAATTCTTTACCAATTGGTACACGTATCCATATAAAAGTTGATGACTGAATTCGCCATCAACAATATATTTTGGTAATGCAATTGACGCTAAATTACAAACAGCCTGTTCTGTTGGACTTGAGTACTCAATAATCTCAGTACATAAATTTGAAGATTTGATTGTGCCTAAATTCTTTTGATTTGATTTGTAATTTGCGTGGTCCTTATATAACATATAAGGTGTTCCTGTTTCAATTTGTGCAGTCAAGATTGCATCTATTAGTTTTCTTGCTTTTACAACCTTTCTCGCTCTTCCTTCTTTCTCATATCTTTCATACAATTCGGTAAATTCTTGAGTGAATGAAAATGGGTCATCGTATTTGTCAGATAAACCCGGTGCTTCATCAGGTGAGAATAACGACCAATCACCATCTTCTTCGACTCTTTTCATTAACAAACTTGGGGTCCACATTGCTAAGAATAAATCTCTTGCACGTAGTTCTTCTTTACCATGGTTTTTTCTTAAATCGATAAATTCAAAAACATCTGAGTGCCATGGTTCAAGATAAATCGCGAAAGAACCTTTTCTTTTACCACCTTGATTAATCCAACGAGCAACTTCATTGTACGTTTTCATCATTGGAAGTAGTCCGTCTGATTCACCACCTGTTCCTTTAATATATGAACCCTTAGCTCTAACGTCATGAACATGTAGTCCGATACCGCCAGCCCACTTTGAAATTTTAGCAACGTCTTTAATTGTGTCAAACAAACCATCAATGTCATCGCCTTTATTACCAATTAAGAAACAAGAAGACATTTGTGGTCTACAAGTACCGGCATTAAACAATGTCGGAGTTGCGTGAGTGTAGAAATGTTGTGATAAATCATCATAAACTCTCAAAGCCATTTCTAAATCTCCATTACAAATACCAACGGCAACCCTCATATACATATATTGAGGTCTTTCAACAATTCTTTTACCAATCTTCAAAAGATATGAATGTTCCAAAGTTTTAAATCCAAAATAATCAAAATCCAAATCACGTTCTTGTCTAATTGCTCCGTCTAATGCTTCTCTATTTTGAATTACAAATTGATATACCTCGTCAGAAATCAATGAGGACTCTTTACCTGTTTTAGATTCAATGAATGAGTGTAACTCTTTTATACATTGTGAAAACTTCTTAGGGGTTGTCTTGTGTAGATTAGATACCGCAAGTCTACCAGATAATTTAGCATAATCGGGATGTGTGGTAACAAGAGACGCTGCGGTCTCGGCAGCAAGAATATCTAATTCTACTGTCGATATACCGTCGTAAATTCCTTGAGTTACTTTTAATGTAACAAGTGTTGGGTCAACATATTCTATATTCAAATCATCACAGAAATATTGCATTCTTTTTGTGATTTTATCATATCTCATCTCCTCAAAGGAGCCGTCTCTTTTTTTAACTTTCATTTTTAAAAATAATTAAAAATAAATGTCATCAATGTTTGTTATGTCTTCAATAGACGATGTTGTTGCCACACCCGCTTTTTGATATTCGGCAACTCTTTTTTCAAAGAAATTTGTTTTACCTTGAATTGCAATATTCTCCATAAAATCAAATGGGTTATTTGAATTACATACTTTAGGTACACCCAAAGACATTAACAATCTGTCGGTAACGAACTCCAAATACTGAGACATCAAATCTGAATTCATACCAATTAAACGAACCGGTAGTGCCTCAAGAATAAACTCTTTTTCAATCTCTAATGCGCTACAAATGATTTCTTTTATTTTAGTCTGTGTAAGTTTCTTTTGAATATGATTGTTATACAAATGACAAGCAAAGTCACAATGCATTCCCTCGTCACGAGAAATCAGCTCATTTGAGAACGTTAATCCTGGCATTAAACCACGTTTTTTGAGCCAAAAAATAGAACAAAATGAGCCAGAAAAGAAAATACCCTCAACTGCAGCAAACGCGACAAGTCGTTCAACGAATGAGTCAGCGTTAATCCACTTGATTGCCCATTCTGCTTTTTTCTTGATAGCGGGTACAGTTTCAATCGCATTAAATAAACGATTCTGTTCTTCTTTATCTTTAATATATGTATCAATCAAAAGTGAATAGGTTTCACTATGAATGTTTTCCATCATGATTTGGAAACCATAAAACATTTTAGCTTCTGTGAATTGAACTTCGTTAATAAAATTCATCGCCAGGTTTTCATTTACGATACCATCCGATGCCGCAAAAAACGCCAAAACGTGTTTAATGAAATGATGTTCATCATCATTTAATTTGTTTCCCCAGTCATTGATGTCTTGTGCTAAATCAATTTCCTCGGCCGTCCAAAAACACGCTTCTTGTTGTTTATAAAGCTTCCATATATCGTGGTGTTCGATTGGAAAGAGGACAAAACGGCCAGGATTTTCTTGTAAAATCTTTTCTTTCATTTATTAAATTTATAGGACTACCGATTAAGTAACTCTTGTCGTCTCTTAAATGCGTCAGCCGCCCTTTTGGTATTTGTTTTTACTTTTTCTTCTTGGTGACCGAGAAGTGTTGTTTGACTTTCAGTATCAATTTTTAGATATTTGTTATCAAACTTGCAGTTGTTCCAAATAATACCATCTTGACCAATACGTGATTTAAGAAGTGTCATTGTTGCCAGGTTGTGTTCTTTTTGTTCAAGTGTTTTACCAACGGATAATACAACGTGACCAATCTGTGCCTTTTTGATTGACCCACCCATTTGGTCGGCAGTAACTACTTCAGATGAGATTGATTCTCTATTTCCTTGAGTTGCTGTCCATATTGCAATATCAAATTCATGGGTCATAGCCTCAATACTTCTCATAACAGAACCCTCACTTTTCCATTCTTCACCGAAAATACATCTTTCAGGTGAAATACAATCCACGTAATCGATTACCAAAAGGTCTAACTTTTTACCATCAGACAAGTGTTTTCTTATTCTTGATTTAATTTCAGAAATGGTGACAGAGTCACTTGGTAACTTCATTGTACTAAGTGAACCCGTATTTACTTCTTTAATTTCCTCAATAATTTTCTTAACCTCATCTTTTCTTTCGGATTGTGCATCTGACTCAATTCCTGTCCAAATGGTAAAGTGTTTTCTTTTGATATTTGATGGATTGTCCTCGAAGAATATTTGAAGTACGTTAAAATTATGATTGTATGCTGTGTTTGAGAATAATGTTAATAATGTTGTCTTACCTGTTCCGGTAGGTGCTAATACAACCCCAAGTTCACCTCTACCTAAACCACCTTTAAGAACATTATCAACTCCTGTAATTCCTGTTGGAATTGCTTGTCTATTATCTTTTTCTAAAGTGGCATCAATATCATGAAATACGTCCATTGATTCTTCAGGAGGAAGTCCTACCTGCATCGCCTTCTGAATAATAGTTTCAATCTTTGGGTAGTCTTGGAATGCTCCGTTTTCGATGATGGTATTGATTTTCTTTAATTCCTTCTTTAGGTTCTGTTGTTTACAGAAATTCAACGCTTCGTCCTTAACAATAGAATTATCTTGTGTATTTGTTTTGATGGATTCAAGTGTATCTAAGTGAATTTTTGCATTCTCTCGAGACCCCATCTCTGCAATAATTTTAATTGCCAAACTCTGATAGTCTGGTAATTTGCTGTGCGTCTTATAATATTCTTTAATGCACTCTGAAATGAATTTGAACGATACGTTGTCGAAATATTTACTTTCGATTACATCGATAATTTGTTCTCCATATTTTTTATCCTCTATAATTGACCTTAATAATGCTTGTTGAAATGACGTTCCTAACGTACCAAAATTCTTTTCATTCATTGTATATATATATTATTTTTTTATAATTTATGGTTCAAGTATCTTGTTTCCAGTTCTTCAGATGATAAAATAGCGGTTAACTCCGCCAAATATCTCTTCAGGTGGGGACGAATGTCCACCGTATATCTCGTTTTTGGATGAAAGAAATACGCGGGGAACACCCTTTGAATAAATACTTCGTCACCCATCTTAATTTCCAACAAAAAAGTTTCTTTCGAGGTATCTTCCGTGGCTTCTGCAGACCCCAAACCATAAAAATATTCACGATTTTCGTAGAGATAATCCGAAGTTTTTATTTTTAAATCTTCAAAAATTTCGTCACAAATATTTTTCACATAATAATGCATGTTGAGTGAACGACGAGATTTTGGGTTATGACCCCTGACATTAAAATAACGTTGGCAAATAATGTTTCCTTCAAGAGTTAAAAGAAATTCGAATTTAGTTACATCTTGATTAGTCATTGGTTTTTATTTTAATTATTTTTTTATTTTTTTCTTTTCTTGTTAATCTTAAAAAGGGGTTTAAGAAGTTTATCCATGCATCATCTAACTTGGGAAGGAGAAGGAAGATTCCGTCTTCTGTCATCATTTTCATCATATTCTTATATGAACGTCCTTCGGGGTCTAATCGGTCGTTTATTAAGGAAATAATCGACTCCTTTGCTTCATCCGTTAGGAATGGTTCGTCAAGACTCACAATTCTATTATTGACATCAAAAAATTCCTCTCCAAATACTCCGTATTTGGTCACTCCAGTTAGAAGATTAGTGATAAGACGATTATCCTTGTCTTCCTCAAATAAGATGTTAAATCGGTCTCTAATGAAGTCTAATGTAATTCCCTCGGTCTTTAGTTCGGGAACCATGGTGAGAAGTCTTCTGACACCAAGATTCTTTATACCTGCAATATTATCAGATGGGTCACCACATAACATCTTTACAATTTTGATGTTCTCTATTCGAATCTCCTCGTGGTCATAGACAAACATATCGTTAGGTTGATACATTCGACTATGTGTGGGATTGAATAGTCTTGTGTTCTCCGATACAAGTTGGGTAAGGTCTCCGTCAGATGAGAATATAATTATACCTTCATTTGAGTGTTGGACATAATATGCTATGGAATCATCTGTTTCACAATAGTCGTATTCTCCTTGTCTC